GACCATATCCAGCCTCGGTCACTCGGCGGCAGCGACCAGCCGGACAACCTAAGGGTTCTCTGTCGAGGCTGTAACAGTCGCAAGCACAATCGCCCCGGTTGATTTGCCGGTTAGTCGTGTTGTGTGCTTCCCACTCGCATTATCACTGTGGGTAGCCCCCAATTCGGACATTATGTGCAGTAGGGGGGCGTACTGAATCTCTGTCCGGAATGTCCGAATGGACCCAAGCCCAGGGCAGGGACACATGACTGCGAAATTTTGACCCGGGGGGTGTCGACCGAAAGCCCCGATTTTCCACCTACTAGTCACTAGTAGGTGCTCAGAAAGGGGTGAATCGTGGTCGCAGGACGCCCGCCCGTGCCAAATGAGCGCAAACGGAAACTCGGTAACCCTGGGCAACGCCCCTTGCCCGATGTGGCCGACGTCGGCGACGTGGCGCCCGTCGAGAATCGCGCCCCTCTGCACCTAAAGGCCGAGGGCCGGAAGCTATGGGAGCGCGTAACGACCGGCGCCCATTGGCTAGCCGATTCTGACGCGCCCACCCTCACGCTGTTGTGCGAAAAATACGATCGTCGAGCGCAATTCGTCTCCGATCTCGCCAAAAGTGAGCCTGTTCTTTTCACGGATAAGGGATACGCCTATCCGAACCCTCTGGTCGGCATGCTTTCGACCATTGAGACCGAAATTGCCCGCCTGTTCAGCGCATTGGGCCTCACGCCGACCGACCGAACCCGTATGGGTGTCGCCGAGGTCAAGGCCCGTAACGCGTTCGAGGAAATGCTAGCGAGGCGCCAAAACCGATAAAGGGGTGACGCATGATTGACCCCCTTTACCTCACTCCGGTTGCCCCCGAGGAAATGGTTTCCGGCGACGGAACCGACTTTGTGGATTTCACACAGTTTCTACGGGTCACTAAGGATTCCGTCGGCGGAAGTGCGGGCGAGATTCTCGTAATGCGTCCGTGGCAAGTCGAGCTAATGGACCGACTTTACGCCCGACGCGCCGACGGACGACTAAAGCACCGCACAGCGCTTATCGGAATGCCGCGAAAGAACGGTAAGAGTGCGCTAGCCGCCGGTATCGCGCTGTTCGGCCTCGCATTCGGCCCCCGAGGCGGCGAGGTGTTCTCTTGCGCTGGCGACAAGGAACAGGCGCGCATTGTTTTCTCGACCACTAAGCAAATGGTCGAAATGGAGCCTCAATTTGGCTCGATGTTCAAGACTTACCGTGACGCCATCGAGTTTCCGGCGACGGGCAGCGTGTACCGCGTGCTTTCCGCCGAGGCGTACACGAAAGAGGGACTAAACCCGCACCTCGTGATTTTCGACGAGGTGCACGTTCAGCCGAACCGTGAACTCTGGGACGTTATGGCGCTCGCATCGGGCGCCCGACGTGAACCGATGATGGTCGGCATTACCACAGCGGGAGTCAAGACCGATTCCATGGGCGGTGATAGCACGTGCTATCAGCTCTATCAGCATGGAATGCGCGTCGCCTCGGGCGAGGTAGCCGACCCCGGGTTTTTCATGTCGTGGTGGGGTGCCCCCGAGGGTGCCGACCACACCGACCCCGCTGTCTGGGAAGCCTCGAACCCCGGTTTTGACGACATTGTGTCGCGCGAGGATTTCGAGTCTGCCGTGTTGCGCACTCCCGAGGCGGAGTTTCGTACTAAGCGCCTTAACCAATGGGTGAGCACCGCGCAAGCGTGGCTGCCCGGCGGTTCGTGGGAAGCGTGCGAGGACGCCGAGGCGGAGATTCCCGACGGCGCAGAGGTAGTAATCGGGTTCGATGGGTCGTTCAACAACGACTCCACAGCGATCACGGTTGCTACGTGCCCGCAGGGCGAGGACGACAAGCCCCATATAGCCGTCGTCGCAGCGTGGGAGAAACCGCAGGGCACGGGCAACGATTGGGCCGTCCCGATTCTCGACGTCGAGGCGGAGATTAGGGCAGCGTGCCGTAAGTGGCAGGTTCGCGAAATCGTCTGTGACCCCTATCGCTGGGCGCGCACATATCAGGTTCTCGAAGATGAGGGTTTGCCTGTCGTCGAGTACCCGCAGTCGCCCGCCCGCATGGTTCCGGCGACACAGCGTTTTTACGAGTCGGTCATGAATAAGACCGTGACGCATTCCGGCGACCAGCGTCTAGCGCGGCACCTCGGCAACTGTGTGATCCGCACGGACAACCGAGGCAGCCGGATCACTAAGGACGCCAAAAACTCCCCTCGGAAAATCGACCTCGCCGTTTCGGCCGTAATGGCGCTCGATCGTGCTTGCCAGGAACCGGAACCCGAGGCAATTCCTCAGTTCTTTTCCTGGGCCGACCTATAGGAGCGCCATGGACGAAAAGGAAACGCCGACATGGCGAAAGCGACTAAGGGGCCTACGTGCCCGAATACCTCGTAGCGCTACAGCCGACGCATTCGACGTAAGCGGCCTCGGCTGCCTAGTCGGCGCGGCGTGGTGGTGGCAACCCATTGTCGGTCTTGTCGCCCTCGGCGCTGCGTTGCTGATAGCCGGGTGGGTGACAAGTGATTAGGCGCGCTGTTCAAAAGCGCATGTACGCGCCGTCGGGTGGCGGCGACCCTTGGGCGATCCCCTCGAACGGGTCGCTACAGGCGATTACAGCGGCGGGTGTGCCGGTCACCGACGAAACGGCCATGCAGCTACTCGCGGTGTCGGCGTCGGTCCGCATTCTCTCGGATACGGTCGCCGGTCTGCCTTTCGACGCTGTCAAGGCCAACGGGACCGTGCGGAACACGATCGAACCCCCGCCGGGCATTGTGGCCGACCCGTTCGGCGGCACGAATGACAGCAGATTCCCGACACGGCGCCTCGGCCTTTCTCAGCTAATGGTTTCGCTGTTGCTGCGCGGTAACGCGTACATGTTGGTTCTGTCCCGTGACCGGATGAACCGGCCTACTCGACTGCGGGTACTGCACCCCGACCGGGTCCGCTGTGAGTTCAACGACAAGGGCGAGCGCGTCTACGAAATCGACCGGCACCCGGTCGACTCGGAAGACGTCGTGCACATTCTCGGCCTTTCGTACCCCGAGGCAGCGACCGGAATTAGCGTGCTGTCGTACGCCCGGAACGCGATTGGCCTCGGCCTCGCCGCCGAGGAATTCGGGTCGAGGTTCTTCGGTTCCGGCGCGCACATGACCGGCATCATCGAGGTGCCGGGCGACCTCGACAAGGAACGGGCCCGAGGGCTGAAAGAGGGGTTCACGTCGTCCCATGCGGGCGTCAAGAACTCTCACACGGTCGGCGTCCTTTCCGGTGGCGCACAGTGGAAGCCAATCAGCGTAAGCCCCGAGGATGCTCAGTTCCTCGGCACGCGCGCTGCACAGAACCTCGACATAGCCATGTTGTTCGGCATTCCGCCGCACATGTTGGGCCAGGTTGACAAAACCACGTCGTGGGGAACCGGCATCGAACAACAGGGTCTCGGGTTCCTTACCTACACCCTCGGCCCATGGCTAGGCAGGTTCGAGGACGCGTTTAGCGCCATGCTGCCTAAGCCTCAAACGGCCCGGTTCAACGTTGACGGCCTACTCCGCACCGATGCCGCCGGACGATACGCCGTTTACTCCGTCGCCCGATCTGCGGGCATTCTCACGCCGAACGAAATTCGCGCACTAGAGAACTTCCCCGCTGTGGATGGCGGCGACAACATCGACGCCCCGCTGAACAGCAATGTGAAGCCACTTAAGGACATGCAGGCGGGCAAGTCGGCACCTTCCGCAGACGCACTAGGGGCGGTTTTGTAGTGACAGATTTTTCTACCCGCTCACAGCGGCTAAATGTGGTCGAGAACCGGCAGCGCCCTTTCGAGGGAATGGATATCCGGTCTTTCGACAACGGGACCGGCGGCGAGAACCTACGGTTTACCGGCTATGCCTCGGTGACGAACTCTCCCTACGAAATGGAAGATTTCCTAGGGGAGTACACCGAACGGATCATGACGGGGGCGTTCGCTAAGTCCCTCGCTTCCGGCGCAGATGTGCCGTTCAAGGTGAACCACAGCGGTATCACGCTGGCCCGAACTAAGTCGGGAACCATGCGCCTCGCCGAGGATTCCACGGGGCTGCATGTTGAGGCCGACCTCGACCCCCGGTCGCCGGACGTTCAAGCGCTCCGCAGCGCAATGGAGCGGGGCGACCTCGACGAAATGTCGTTCGCGTTTCGCGTGAACTCGCAAGAGTGGTCGCCCGACTGGTCGCAGCGCGACATCACCGAGGTCGACCTAAACAAGGGGGACGTTAGCGCTGTCAACTATGGCGCGAATCCTGCTACGGCGGGTGCGGTACTGCGCTCACGTGACATTGCGCTACTGCATGCCCGAGGCGCCATTTCCGCCGAACAGGCAGAGGCGTTGATGCGCATGTCTCGACGGGGCGAGGACGCCCTTTCTCAGGACGAACCCGAGGCGGTAGCGCCCGGCGTCGACCTTTCCCAATTCGCGCAGCGAAACCGCGCGCTGAATTTCAATCACCCCACCTACTAGTCACTAGTAGGTGCCTCCCCTATGGAGCACATTTTGAATAAGCGCGAAATGGTCGCCGACCTACTCGCTAAGCGTTCCGCCCTTAAGGCCGACCTTGACGGCCTGGTCGATGGCGCCACCGCCGAAAAGCGTTCCCTCACCGACGACGAGTCGGCGCGGTTCGATAAGGGCGAGGCCGAGATTCGGGCGTTTGATGAGCGCGTTAAGGAACTCGACGCGCAGGTTCGCGCCGACGACGCTGCGGCTGACATGGCTAAGCGCTACGCCCCTAAGGCGGGCGACGGCGTCAAGTCCGAGCCCGAGATTTACCGTTCCGGCAACGGTGGCCGTTCCTACTTCCGCGACCTCCACCTAGCCCGTTCCAAGGGTGACCGGGACGCCGCCGACCGACTGATTCGGAACAACCGGGGCCGTGCGACCGAACAGCGTGCGC